GGATTGCTAGTGTCCACATCGCGATAACGCCACGCTTATTGAGTTTCATAGTAATTCCATTTCTGCGATAAATGCTAGGGCTAAAGCTGAGTTCTTAATTGCTTCTCTCAGGGATTGCTTAATTTCATCAAGATCAGCCTCTTCAGATGACTCAATAAGGCTTCGCCCGATATTGTAGGAATTATCCTGAATCTTAATAAAAATCTCTTTATATGCACCCATTTTACTTAACCTCTTCAATCCAATTAATCGGGAAGGCACAGTAAGTGCCATCATCCATCTTTACTGTAACTTTCATTGCAAATGTAACTGCTTTGCTTGCATCTTGTGCAGACTCAATCACGCCATATTCAATGCCTGACTGATGTTTGATTTCTACACGCATATTGTCTTTGAGTAGCATTATGCACCTGCCTTCAACTTATTGTAAGGATGGTTTGGTGAATCCCAAGGCACGCAAGTTTCACAAACTAGATTCTCGCCACCAAGAAGATGGGTGAAGTAGAGCGACCAATTACCAAGCGGAGTTCTATGCTTCTTTGCAGTTGGCTTTGCCTCAATCGCGCAACGAAGATATGCGCCTGAGTGTGGCTCGCAAGTAACATCGCCATTATCTGAAACCCATAAACGCTGAGTAGTCATTATGCACCTGCCTTTGCAACAAAGTTTTTTACCTCTACATCAACAGGCAAACCCATATCCATACGAATCCAAGTTGAAACCTGAGTTTCATCAAACTCAGGCAACTGCATAAGCGCCTTCAATGGGAATCCATATCCTTTGCCTGTTGCAATCTCAATGGATGAAAGTGGGAACTTTTCTTTGCGTAGATTGATGCCCATAAACTTGTATTCTTTGCGATTAACGATGAAAGTTGCGCCAAGAACATTTGCAGGATTCTTGAATCCATAAGAGGTTCCAACTTCTAACCAATTCTGTGCTTCAGGAGAATTTACATTTACGCCTGTTTCGTTCAAAGTAATTGCAACTGCCTTTATGGTGTAACTGAATTCGTGACCATACTTTGTGCTTTGCTTGAGAAGTTGAAGATTGTGCTTTGCAAGAATGGCTTTTGCTGATTCATCAAGTTCCTTAGTGATTTGAATTGCTAGTTCTTTTGATATTGTCATAATCTGATCCGTTTCTTGGAAACCCGTTCGTTTTCCAATAGGTAAAACTTAGCACCTGTATGGACAAGTTGGTGTCAATACAGGTAACTTTTGGTAACTTTTTGGTAACGATTTTTGAGCCTATTAGGGGCCGATTTGAGCGTGTTTGGGGTAAAACCTAGGTAATCCTGCTCACACGCCCTAGAATTGCCCCTATGACAACCATCGTGGGCTATCAGGGGGCTGATTTTGCCATCCTAGGCGCTGACTCCCAAGTGACCGATGGGGATAAGCGGATTAGTTCGCCATCCACGCCAAAAATCCTGAGGATTGGAAAGTACCTTTTAGCCGTATCAGGCGATTGCCGACCAGGTGACATTCTCACCTATAACTGGAAACCGCCCCTATACGACAAGTCTGATCCGATTAAGTTTATGGGTGGCAAGCTCATCCCAAGCATTATTTCCGCGTTCAAGGCTCAAGGCTACGATTGGACTAAAGAAGGAGTCTCTTACTCATATCTTCTTGCCTTTGCTGGCAACATATTTGAGATTGGCGATGACTTATCTATTACCCAATCAGCCGATGGACTCTACGGAGTCGGATCAGGAAGCCCCTACGCTCTTGGCTTTCTTGCAGGTGAATTGCCCAACCTTGGCAGATTGGAATGGGCGCAGAGTGAAGTAAGCATTGCACTTGAGATTGCCGCCAAATATGACATCAACACCTCATCGCCTTTTCAAATTGAGGTTCAAAAAGCGTAGCCAATTAGCGTGTCAGCCGTCTCTTATAGGCTACTTTATGACATCCTACGGCAAGACGAAAGGAACGGATAATGGAATTGTTTTTAGTAGCAAGTGCGAGCGTTTTTGGGATGCTCTTCGTATTTTGGATGATTTTGAGCAAGGATAAATTCTTAGAGGATGAGCTACGCAAATCACCTTGGGATGGTGATAAGTAATGCGTGATCCGCTATTTTCAGTTCACACTACTGATTCAGGAAAAGTTTGCCTCTACTTGGAAGAGCAAGATGCGTGCATTGATTTGGTTGAGGATGTTCTTAACTTCAATGATATTGAGCCACTTGATGCTCTCAAAGGCGCTGCGTTTGCCTCACTCCGAGAAGAAGGCGCAGTCGAGGCTTTAGATAAGGCGCGTGCGAGCCTTCCCGATATGGCTCTTCGCATTGCCATTATGAGTGAGGATGAGGCTTTCAATCTCTGCCAAGACATCATCACTAGCATCAAGAAGCGCAGAATTTTTAATGCAGATGAGATGGCAAGCAAAACGGCAAAATTGAGATTGGTGGAGTAATTGGCTAATCCAAATGGCAGAAAAGGCTCACTCTTTGTTTCAGGCGTGCGCGATTGGTTAAGAGCCAAAGGCGCACTCGCTGAGAAGTTGGCTCTATCGGGTGCCAAAGATGAAGGAGATATGGCAGTGGTCGTTGCTGGCAAAACCTATGTCTTTGAACTCAAGAACCATAAGAGCCTGAGCCTTCCTGACTTTTGGAGACAAGCACAGACCGAAGCAATTAACTATGCCAAGGCAAGAGGATTGGATGAGGTGCCACTGCACTATGTAGTTGCCAAGAGGCGCAATGCCTCAATTGAGCAAGCCTGGGTAATTCAGGATTTGGATCAGTGGTTAAAGGAGAAGCAGGGTTGAACTTCAACATTGATGCACCTGACTTCCCACAGGCGAAATGCGCCGAATTAGATGACAAAGATTTCTTCTTTCCTAAATCGGGAAAGCAAGAGGCAGAGAGACTGCCACAGTTACGCACAATTTGTGCTACCTGTATCCACGAAAAGGAGTGTTTGGAATACGCAACGGAAAAACAGATTGACTTCGGTTTTTGGGGTGGCAAGAGTGCCAACGAAAGAAACGATATGAGAGCGCCGAGAGTTCGAGGCTTTGCCCAAAAGGGGCGTGCTAAGAAAATCAAGGGGCTACTTGAACAAGGTAAATCTGTTTCAGAAATCTCAACCTTGACCGGAATCCGCAAACATTATGTGAATCGGATTTTTGGAGTTCTCAGGGGTGGGGCTACGAAAGGAGCTACACCATTACACCAACAGACAAAAAACTTGCACGAAGGCTCGCAGCCATCATCGGAGCAAGCATCGTGACATCACTTGCAGTTCAAGCAATAAGCCCAACTCAGGCAGTGCCAGCGTTGGTTATCTATAAGGAAAGGCCCGCTTTGATGCAGGTCAATCCAAAGGAAGTTGCTAAAGAGTTACTGACTCCACAAGCCTATAAATGCTTCAATGCGTTGATGGTCAAAGAGAGCCACTGGAAGGATCATAAAAATCCAACTAGCACGGCATCGGGTGTTGGGCAGTTACTCAAAGGCACCTATAAAAATCTTGGTATGAAGAAGGGCGAGTCGCGGGTCTCTCAGACAATCGCGGCGCTATCCTACATATCAAGAAAATATGGCTCAGGTGGCGCTTGCAAAGCCTGGGAACATCACAAAAAACATAACTGGTACTAGGAACCATTGGGGGAACGGCAATGAGTATTGAATTAGAAATAGGAGTCATTGAGCTTGATGACACCGCACAGGCTTGGCTTTTGGCGTACAAAGATTACAGCGCCAAGATTGCTGAATTTGAGGAAAAGCGTGCGTTAGCACGCGAACACCTTGAGGCAGCATTGGGGGAAGCCGAGACTGCGTGCGTTAAAGGTCATCCTGCAATTCGATTTACTAAGGTTGAATCCAAGCGATTTGACACCAAAAGAGCAAGAGAGATTCTTCCACCGCAGGTTCTTGATGCCTTGGAAGTAATTAGTTATTCCCGCAGGTTCACACTTGTAAGGGATGATGAATGAGTTTTACTCCACTCAAACCTGAACTTGAACTGCTCGCAGATGAACTCAAACGCGAACTGTGCCAAGTAATTACAGATGCTGGCACCTACTCACCGCGTTCGCGCCAGGTGAGCATCGGCCCATCTGAATTGGGTGAGGAATGTACGCGCAAACTTGCCTACAAACTGCTTGATTGGGAGAAGGTCAATACCTCTTCAAGCGGATCGTGGGCAGCACAAGTCGGCACCGCAATCCACTCTCACCTTGAGCAGATTTTTAGCGGTAATGAGAAGTATGCAACAGAAACACGCGTGGAGATTCGAGCAGGGCTGAAAGGCACTGTGGACTTATTTCATAACGAACGCAATATGGTGCTTGATTGGAAAACTAAATCTCCAACAGGTGTAAAGGAAAAAAGAAGCCAAGGGGCTTCAAAGAAAGAGATTATTCAGGTGATGACTTACGCCTATGGCAAGGTCAAAGAAGGCATCAAGGTTGATTATGTCGGCTTGGTGTTCTTGCCTACAGGGGGTCAAATCTCTGATATGTATGTGGAATTGCATCAATATAATGAGCAATGTGTCACGGATGCCTTAGGCCGCATTGACAAAGTGTATGAGCTTTTGTCCACGATTGATGTTGAGGCGAACCCTGCAATGTGGCAACACATCCCTGCGGTGCCTTCAAGAATGTGTATGTATTGTCCTTATTTCAAGCCATTTAGCACCGATTTGGCGATGGCTTGCCCAGGAGATAGCAGTGTGTGAGCGAGATGGGTGCGATTGCACTATGAAGGTTCACCCCACTATCAACGATATAAAAAGAATTGAGTTGGAATCAAATCCACCCCAATACCAAGAAACACCCAACCCAACAAAAGAATAGGGGGAAGCCAAATGGCTTTCACAGCACCTGTATCAAATAGCGAAGGAGTAAAGGTTGCAGACCTTAACGGACACCTTCTCATCGTCACACCAATCGAATACAAAACAGGAATCAACACAGTCAATGGCATCACCGATGCGGTTGAAGTTGATATTGTTGATCTCGACACAAACGAAGAGCATCACTCGCTCTTGTGGTTCAATGTCGCACTCCGTAACGCACTCAAGCCACTTATCGGCAACAAGGTACTAGGGCGCATCGGCCAAGGCGCTGCAAAGCCTGGCAAGAACGCACCTTGGATTCTGCTCGATGCGACTAGCGATGCAACTGCCGTTGCCAAAGCCAACGCGTACATCGCAGGTGGCATTAAAGCACCTGCACCTGTTGCTACTACACCCGCAGCCTCACTCGATGATCCTGCGGTGCAAGCACTCTTGGCTCAACTTGGGGCTAAACCAACCGCGTAAAGTTGGTTTAATTAGTTGGGCAAGGCGCACTCATTCTTAGTCCTTTCGAGTGAGTGCAGGAAGTGGCAGGTTGCCGATGATGGGGGTCATCAAGTGGTTCGATTCCACTTACTTCACGCAGGTAATAGCAAAGAACGGGGAGCAATGCCTACTTACTTATTTGAATGTGAGTGCGGGAAAGTAACTGAAAAAGTATTGAGTTTGGATCAGGAAAGAACTCATACCTGCGATTGTGGCAAGCAAGCAAAGCGTGTTTATACAGTTATTCCGGCGCACTTCAAGGGTTCAGGATGGGGAAAAGATTGAGAACCGCAGTATCACTCTTTGCAGGTGTAGGTGGATTTGATTTAGCTCTTGAACGCTCAGGTGTAAAAGTAGTTGCAAGTGTTGAGATTGATGCAAAGGCGCAGGGAGTTTTACGCCATCAATTCCCTGATTCAACTATCTTTGGCGATGTATCGGGGGTAACAGGTGAGCAACTTATTCGAGCAGGATTCAATCCTATCGGTGGAATCATTACAGGGGGATTCCCCTGCCAAGATTTATCAGTTGCCGGTAAGCGAGCAGGATTGGCTGGAAAACGGAGTGGATTATTCTGGGAAATCTGCCGAATCCTTGACGAAAGCGGATCGGAAACGGTTATCCTCGAAAATGTACCTGGCTTACTTTCCTCAAATAACGGAAGAGATATGGCCGTTGTCATTGAAGCGTTGGTCAAACGCGGGTATCGCGTGGGATGGCGGGTGCTTGATGCTCAATACTTCGGAGTTCCCCAACGAAGGCGTAGAGTGTTCATTGTCGGATGTCTTAGAGACTCAGGGCGAACACCTGAAGAAATACTCAATATCGGCGAAAGCCGCGCAAGGTATCTTGAGGCGAGCAAATCGAAGGGGAAAGACACTGCCCGAAAAGTTGCAGATAGCCTTGGAGACGGTAGCCGAGCAGGAAACTTTGAACTCTACGATTTCCCAACAGACTCAGTAGCACCAACTCTTAATTCGCAACGCGCAAGAGACACGATGACTTATCGTATGCAATCTTTTGGGCAGTATGAAGAGGATGATACGGCTTCAGCTTTGAAAGCAAGAGATTACAAAGATGCCACTGATCTCATTTTGGACTAAGGCGCGAAGAGCGCAAAATCAGGAAGATTTCGAAACTTGGATAGCGGGGGGGTATCGCCAACTTTGAACGCATTTGATAATGCCACAGAGACAAGAGCAACAATTCTCATCATTGACGGCACCCGCGTAGGCGATGTCCGAGTGTATGAGGATCAGGTAATGCAAACAGTTATTCAACGATGGGGAACGGGTGGGGGAAATGTACCGATGATTTTCAATGATGAGGAACCAACTGCATATTCGATTAGAGAAGATGCCAAGGCTGATAATTTCAGTGCAACAGAGACTGATACTGCGCTTGCATTACAGGCAAATCAACCAAGTGTGCAATCACATCACGCTCAATTATTAATAGCCCAAACTGAACCGCTTGCTTATGATGAATACAATGATTCAATCTCCGATGTTCATCACACTTTGCGAGCAGGAACTAAGCAATCAACAGGTGTAATCACAGATGATCCGATTGTGATGAGAGACCGAGAAGGCTGCGCAGGGGGGGGCAAAGGGCCTCTCATCTCGGACAAGGCTTTCACGCTGGCATCGAGCAATTTTCATACTCTTTTCCCTAACTCCGCTACTGTACGCCGACTTACACCGACTGAGTGTGAGAGATTGCAAGGCTTTCCCGATGATTGGACTGCGGGGCAAGCCGATTCCAACCGCTATAAGCAAATGGGAAACGCAGTAGCCGTGCCAGTTGTTCAGTGGATTATTAACAATTTAGTTGGGGAGCAGAATGAGTGAACTATTAACAACGGCACTGCGATTTGCTAATGCAGGAATTGTGGCGGTGCCTGTTGCTACCGATGGTTCAAAGCGCCCAGGGCTTTCTTCTTGGAAGCAATACCAAGAGGTGCAACCGACCCCCGAAGAGATTTTGGCGTGGTTCGGTGGTGAGCAACAAGGCATCGGCGTTATCACAGGCCACATCTCAAACAACCTTGAGATGCTTGAGCTTGAGGGAAGAGCAGTTGCCGAGAAGTTGCACCTTGAAATTGCTGAGGTCTGCAACGGATCAGGTTTGGGTGCTTTATGGGAGAAACTCAACTCATCCTATGTCGAGGCAACACCTTCGGGTGGCTTGCATTGGCTTTACAAGGTTGATGGCGAGATACAAGGCAACACCAAATTAGCTCGCAGACCGGGTGAAAATGGCGGTGTAGATGTATTGGCAGAGACACGATCCGAAGGCGGGTTTTGTATCACTGCACCTTCAGGGGGTTCTTGCCATCCATCGGGCGGTGCGTGGCAGATGCTTCGCGGTTCGATTGAGACGATAACAACACTCTCGCTCGCAGAGCGCGATGCCCTGCACGATGTATTCCGTATGTTCGATGCAATGCCTAAGCCTGAGTCTGTGGCAGTTGAGGTCACTCAACCGCGCAATCCTGGCGAACTCACAGTGGGCGATGACTATAACGCCCGCACATCCTGGGATGAGATTTTGCTGCCTTTGGGGTGGAAGAAGGCTTACACGCAGGGTGAGAAAACAGCGTGGACTCGCCCAGGTAAGGATTTCGGAATCAGCGCCACCACCAACTATCAGGGGAATGATAAGTTGATGGTCTTTTCAACCTCAACTGCCTTTGATGCAGAGCGTTCCTATGACAAGTTCGGTGCCATTACTCACCTGAAGTTTGGTAGTGATTTTAAGCAAGCAGCCAAGAGTTTAAGAGAGCAAGGGTTCGGATCACAAGGCTTGAAGCCGATTGAGACCTTTGGCGAAATGCAAAGAGATATAGACGAATTCTTTGAAGAACTCAATCAGGAATCATCGTGGAAGCCAATCGCCTTATCTGATTACTACGATGGACTATTTCACGAAGTTAAAGCAAATATCCTCACCCGCACAGACGGCAAGAGTCTTATCTATGCTGGCAAGGTTCATTCCATCTATGGTGAATCCGAATCAGGTAAATCGTGGGTTGCCCAAATTGCTACGGCTGAAATGCTGCGTGATGACAAGAAAGTTATCTACATTGACTTTGAATCAGACCCGCAAGACATCGTAAAGCGCCTGAAGGCTCTTGGAGTCTCTAGGGCTAACCTGCTTCAATACTTCACCTACATACGCCCTGAAACGGCTCGTAGTGCCTCTGATCCGTATTGGGAAGCAATCTTGGCACCTGAATCAGCTCATCTCGTCATCATTGATGGTGTCACTGAATCCCTGACAATGTGGGGCGGTGAAACTGTAGATAACGATTCAATCACCAAATGGATGCGCCAGTTCCCACGCACAGTTGCCAATAAGTCAGGCGCTGCCGTAGTTCTCATTGACCACATAACTAAGAACTCCGAAACGCGGGGCAGGTTCGCAATCGGTGGGCAAGCGAAGTTGGCAACCATTGATGGTGCTGCCTATATTGTGGAGCCAATCGAGGTGCTATCGCCTGGTCGGGTCGGCTCTCTTACCATCCGCGTTACCAAAGACCGCATCGGAGATGTTCGTGCCAGTGCAGGGATGTGGCGCAAATCGGATCGTACTCAAGAGGCAGCCGTTCTCACCATTGACTCGACCAAGGCTCAGATGCAATATGTCATCGGAGCGCCTACATCTGAGGATGAACTCAACGAACGCACCGAATTCAAGAAGTTGAATGAGATGGCAGAGTTCATCCATAACCACGCAGGGTGTTCTCGCCGTGAGCTAAATGATGGGATCAGGGGAGATAAGGCATTGATTTCTGAACGCCTTGAGACCCTGATTTCTCGCGGATTTATTGAGAATCGGGGTAGTGGGAACAAGTCTAACCTGTGGATAACTTCTTCAGGAATGGATAATTTTGCACTGATTGAGGCCAAGATTTCTTACATTGGCGGGGCGGGTGAGTAGCGTGCCGTGTGCCAAAGCGTGCCGTTTGGGTTCGGCACACCCATCGGATACTGAGCGTGGGAACGGGTGTGCCGTGCCGTATCTCTATAGATACGGCACACGGCACGCCCCCACATCACTCCTTGGCACGACCTATTCAATGATTGAGAGCGAGGGATGAGGACTAGCGAAAACTTCCAACCTGCATCGTGCAGACCCTGTGGAAAACTTTATTGGATTGGGTACTCATCGGCTGGATTCATCACTCGACTCGATGTGCAACCTTTGGACATTCGAGGCGAACTGATTGCAAAACTTACAGGTCGGCGTACATATCAAATCCATAAAACGGCAGTATCCTTTGAGGCAACTCCGAGAGTCGGCATCCTTGCGATAAACGCCCTAGTTCTCGCCACACACAATTGTGATCCATCTGAGTTTGCCTTTGGCGAGGTTGAACCGCCTGACTACTTCAACACTATCAAGTCCAAGAAATCCGAATCTGAGGGAGTGCCATTTTGACCTGCAACATTTGCCACAAGCCAACCAAGAATGAAGGCGCTTGTTGGAATTGCCGCCTCAAACTTCAGAGCCACCTCATCGAGCTTCCTGAGTTGCAATACGAATCAGGTATGTTCATTACTCCATCGCGTACAGGATCAGGGGCAGTCTCCACAGAGCGTTCAATAGGGGTCAATGTAAGTGCCTTGGATTTCTCAATGGCAACTGAACTGCTCGCCATCTTGCACGGGTGGGAAGCGATGGTGCGTGAGGCAAGAAGGCTTACTCCACCGGCTCTACTAAAGAAGGAACCAACAACAGATGCTGAGGTTCAGGCAACCTGTGATTTCCACTTGGCACACCTTGATTGGATTATTGGGCAGGATTGGGCGGGCGATTTTGCAGATGAGGTCGCAGAGCTTCACGCCAAAGGAATGGCTGCTGCAAAGCGATTCACTGAGCAACCACGCCGAATCCCCTGCCCCACAGATGACTGTAAGAAGTTCGTGGTGATTGATGTGGTGAAGGTTAAAGAGAACGGCTTGGCCGATGAGGTCACTTGCTTCAGGTGTCGGCAGTCTTGGTCACTGATCCGTTTGGTCACACTTGCGATGAGCAATCCAAGCCGTAAGTTCTTCCTTGATGTTGAGGCAATCGCACTGTGGCTCGGAATCAAACCGCGCCAGGTCTATTCGATTATCAAAGAGAACGGCATCCAAAAGCAGAGTGGGAATCTCTACAGTTTGGGCGATGTCATCAACGCTAGAAATTAGGACAAACTGCACTTATTGATGCTACACTTCCGTTAATAGGTATTGCTATCCCATAGCAACCAACACCCATCGGCTCTCTTGAGTTGGTGGGTTTTTTTATTGAGAAGAAGGATGCCAACCGATAACGAAACGATTGCTGAGATAGATGAGGCTTTGCTTCACGCCATCTTTACACGCCAGCAATCTATAGATATCTAGAAGCATCTCGTTGATAAGTTTATTGATGACCTGATTGATAGCCGATTG